CAATTGCAGGGCTTCCATGTACTTCTGGTTGTACATGCCCATCATGTCCTGCTCACCCTTCATGTAGGTGTAAGCCTCGACCAACGAGCCGTACAACAACACCGTGTCGAAGTTGTCGCCCAACCAAGACGTACCCGCCGTCACGATGGACTGCGGGTAGTAGTAATAGTGAAGCTCGACGTTGTAGTTGGCGTCAGGCGTAGGGCCTAAGATGAAACTCAGTTCGTTGGTGATGGTGGCGCCGTTCACCGTAGGACCAAACAGCGCGTAGTAGCGCGGCACACCCGTATCTTGCGGTGTCGGATATGCCTGCCGAATGAAGTTCACATCCTTGTTCAGCAGGTACTCATACGTGCCCGTGTTCAAGTTCCCGCCCGTTACGTCCGTGATAACGGCCAGAGAATAGACGGAAAGAAAGTCATCGGGCGCAGACAAATACTTGTTGCCGTTTGAGACAACACCTGTCATGTTCTTGCGCAGGGACGGAAACTGAACCGTGTTGTAGATGCGCTGCTCAGCTTGTTGGACGAAAACGGGTATCTGAGCAACGAAATCGCTGCTCGGGTTTTCGGTGTACGCCTGGATGGCGTTGCTGAGTTGCGTGTAGTTCATCTACGCCTCACGCCATCGGGCCGCGAGCCATCGTGCCTTTGGTAGCGCAGCCAGTGCCACGAATCTTGATGCCGCTGGTCTTGGTCGGCTTATATTCGTTGGAGTGCATGTTGGCCACGGACACGTCCATGCGCAGCGCCTTTTTGATGTCGTCAGCGCCAACAACCGGTGTGGCCACCGGCTTGGGAGTCTTGTAGGTTGCCATGTCAGACACCTTTCTGCTTGCGACCAGGGTTCATCTGGTTGGCGACCTTGGCCAGACCACGACCCATCTTGAGCATGTCGCTGTTGGTCTTGCCACCAGCGCGCATTTTCTTGACGTTGGCATCAGGATGCGCACCAGCGCCCTTAGCCATGTGCTTCTTCAGCATTTCCTTGACGCTTGCCATTTTTCGCTCCTATGCCGTCACAACCGTGACTGTACCAATTTGGATGGTTAATACAAGGTTATTGGGTGTCAGCCCAGCATCGGGGCCACGAGAACCACCAACCGGGTTCCAGCCCCACTGGAAGTCCCGACTGCCTTCACTCGGGAAACCCACCGCTTCCTGCGTGGTTGCCGTTGTGTCCACAACCTGCAAACCCGTATTCCCCGACTGCACGTAACTCAGATCAGGACGCGGATTGCGCAAGCCTTGCGGGTCATCGACCGGATACATACCCAACTGCAACTGCGGTTGGTCGGGGTCCCAGCAGACCGGGCAGACCAAAAGGTTGTAGGTCTTGGTCTTGACGACTTCCTTGCGCAGTTGCGTGAGCTTGAACCGAAAGTCGCAGCGGTCACACTGCGCAATCGCATTCTTGCCTGACGCGAACCGGTTACCCATTTAGGTGCCGCTCCCGATGTACATCTGCCGGGGCACAAACCGCACCGCTGCCTTCTCTTGATCCTCACCTGCAGCAGTCTGCCAAGCCTCGTCGTACTGCTGCTTCAGAATGTCTAGGCGCTGCAGCCCATCAGGCACCTTCAGCGCGATGTAGTAGGCCAGACCGGCCACGAGGCAGGGCAAGAAACGGAACGGCACGTCCATCGTCTTGACGCCACCGCCGGCGTCCTGCAGGCGACGCAAGCGCCAGTACACGAATTGGTAGGTCTGGCCAGGATTAGGCGTTGGCCAGACGGTGATGCTGTTCTTCTGCGACAGGATGATGGCCGCACCAGAGTTATGGCCTGCGGCAGTTGTGCCGCCCTGGCCACGGGCGCAGTTCAGCAGCAACGCCGGGTTGCCGCCACTAGCGGGCTGCACCTCGTTGAACGCAATCAGTTCGTTGTCGATCTTGATGAAGCCCGCGTTGGGCACACCGGCAAGCGAAGTGATTGGGATCGACGTGGTGTTGTCCAGAATGGTGGCCTGCAGCGTCCCGGCAAGCACGGAGTCCTGGCCCGACAGCTTCTGAATCCAGACCTGAATGGGTCGGCCTGTGATCAGTTTGTTGGGAATGGTGGCGTAGGTGCTGACACTGATTCGGGTGATGGTCAGGTCGGCTTGATTACTGGGGACGTTGGCGTTGGTGCGGATGACGTGGTCGAGCAAATCCACCGTGTCGTCCGGCAGCGCATAGGTCGGCTGACCAGTGGCCAGGGTGATGACGTTCTGCTCGAACGTCCACATGTTCACGCCCCGGTTACCCCAGTCGGCGAAGAGCAAGTTCAGGCTGCGACGGGCCGTGCGCAAGTCGTAACCGGTGCGCATCTCGCCACCGGCACGCTCAAAGGCTTCCTCGACAATCTCATTGAGGTCGAGGTCGAACGCAGCTACGCCTGAAGTTGTCATGCCTTAGCCTTATGTTTAATACATTCCAAAACCGGCAGCTTGACCGGCTGGTGCCGATCCACTCATTTGGTTCATGTATCCACGGCTACCAAAACCGCCACCAAACCCACCGCCGAACGGGCTTGAGCCGCCTTGAGGCTGAGCGAAATTGCCTTGAGGCTGAGCGAAATTGCCTTGTTGCATGCCGCCGCCAAAACCTTGGCCACCCATGTATGGATTGAAACCGCCGCCGAAGCCGCCGAAGCCGCCGAAGCCTTGCCCACCGCCAAAACCTTGGCCGCCCATCACCGGGTTAAAGCCGCCGCCGAAACCGTTGCCAAAGCCACCACCAAATCCGCCGCCAAAGCCACCCATCATGGGGTTGTAGCCCATGCCGTAGCCACCCATTTGGCCGAACAGACCGCCCAAGCCACCCATGAAAGGATTGAACTGGGGCTGCTGGAACTGCTGGTATGGGTTGAACTGCTGCTGTTGCTGATACGGGTTGAACCGCTGCTGTTGTTGGAACTGTTGGAGTTGCTGATACGGGTTGAACCGCTGTTGCGGCTGCATATCCGCAGGCGGCGGAACGCGATACTCAGGTAATTTGATGTTGGCGAGCATATGCTGACCTTCGGGGGTCATCGCGTCGCTACTCAGCCCGGCATTGCCCGAGGGCATAGAACCAAGAGTCTGACCCCCAACCGTTCTTGCAGCATTAAAGGACGGGAAGCCGGGTATCCCCGACACCATTCGGTTGTAGTCGTCAACTCGACCTGCACCCAGCGTCGTGCCCGTCCTGGGCCTTGAATATACCGGAGGATTGGGGTCTAGAAACTCCCCCGTAGGAGAGGGCACCGGGGGGGCTTTCCCGCGAAGGGACTCAAAAGGGTCGAATACATCGTCGTTAAAACGGTCGCTGTAAGCAAGCATTATCTGAACCTCGCGGTTTTCTTAGCAATAGCTTTGGGTTGCGCTACGAACTGCTTGCCGGAGGCTTTGCCTGCTCGTTTTGCTCGGGTTGAGGCGGCGTACTCTTGGGGCGAGAGAGCCTTGATCGCAGCTTCTGGAAGGTATCGCTCACCAGTTTTACTAGACGGTTTACCACTTTTGGTCCTCCACTTCTGGTCAGTCCAGTCCTTCAGAGACTGCTGAGGCTTCTTAGTCACGGTACCCGCCGCCCTTGGCCTTGTATTGCTTGGCCAGAAGCTGCGCCTTGCGGGCGCTCCACTGGCCTGCCGCCGTGCCCTGGGTAGCTTGGCCTTTGATCTGGTTGAACAAAGCCTTGCGCATACCGGGTTTGGTGTAGTTGCCTGCTTCGTTGACCTTGGACTTGGTGGTCCCGCCTTCGGCGTACATGTCAACGTCGTTCGGGTCATCCTTGCGTCGGATGACCTTCTTCTTGGGCATCTTGGAGGGGGCGATTGCCCCCATCCCCCGGCTCGGCATCATGTCAGCACTTGCCGCCGCGCTTCATGCCCAGGGGCTTCGATGCGGCCATCTTGACCATCGTGCCCTTGGTCTTGCCCTTGGTAGCCACGCCATCGCGGCTCGGAGCAGCAGTCTTAACGGTGCCCATCTTAGCGGTCGTGATGCCGCCGCCAGCCATTTTCTTCATGCCCTTCATTTCGGATTCCTCATGTTTGATCATTGAACGGGGAGCACCGGCCTTTTTCATGAAGCCGATCTCCTTCTTCACCATCGCCTTAGACTCTTTCATCTCGCCACCCTCTTTGAACTTGCGGCCCTTGTCCGCCTTCAAGAACTCAGCCCCAACGGATTGGGGAACGCCTGCCTTCTTGGCGAACTTGGGGTTTGACGCCACCGCCGCCATGAACCTGTGCTGCTTACCGCTAACTGAGGGCACTTCGCTGCTCCTTCAT